AAATACTGCTGACACAACCACAGAACTAGATGCTAGTATAACTTCATACACTGCTCTTGAAAATAACAAACGTCCAGTAAGAACTGGTTATACTGGCTACCTTGTTGGTGACGGATTTCCAAGCAACGGATACGATTTTGGTCACGGGATACAATTCCCCGATACCGCAGGTCCAGACGATTTCTTCTTGCGTACAGACTTTTTACCCAATAGATTGTTCCGATTTGATGGAACACGTTGGGTTAAGATTGAAGATGCAGTACGCATGAACATGACTAACAATAATTCTAGACAGACTCTTAAAACTAGTTTCATTAATAATGAGTCACACATTTACAACGAAGCTGTTGCAATTGATTGGGTTAAACTTGTTGAAGGTGTACACCTCTTTAATACTAATATTGACTTTACCTTTGCAACTGCCAAGTACCTGGTGATAAAATTAGAAACTACTGAGATTGCGTTTACAATCGCAGACTATCCAGGCATGCTGACCAATGTCAGCAGTAAAGCCTACATAACAATGCCTGTGATCAATACCGAACAACAAATAATTCCATACACTGGAACTTGGAAGGTAAGTTTATGTAACAACAGAGAAGCTCAGAGACAGAGCTTGACAACAGCTCTTAGACCAAAGGCGGATCTATAATGCAACACTTTTATGACGGTCAGATAAGACGTTACTTAACGCAGACAATTCGTGTGTTAAGTAACTTTGTAGTAAAATACGGTGACGGAACTCTACACCAAGTGCCGGTTATGTACGGTGATGCAGATCGACAAGTGGCAAGCATAATTAGACAAAATAGTGAAAATAAAGTTAATTCAGTACCCCGTATGAGCATTTATATTAGTGGACTTGATATCGATGCTAACCGATTAGGTGATAGTAGCTTTGTTGGCAAAGTTCACGTTCGTGAACGAGAAATCAATAATGCAGATCCTGCAAATCCAGTATACACTACCGGCCAAGGACGTAACTATACAGTTGAACGATTAATGCCAACTCCATTTAAGCTGACAATGAAGTGCGATATTTGGACTGCAAACACTGATCAAAAGTTACAATTACTTGAACAGATGTTGGTGCTGTTTAATCCTAGTTTAGAATTGCAAACTAGTGACAACTATATTGACTGGACTAGTTTAACTATTTTAAACCTAACACAGGTATCATGGTCCAGCAGAGCAGTCCCAGTTGGTACAGACACCCCCATTGATATTGCTACTCTAACTTTAGAAACTCCTATATGGATCAGCCCTCCAGTTAAGGTCAAACACCTTGGTGTTATTACAAAAATTATCACTAGCATCTATAGTGGCTCACAAACTGACAGCAATGAATATATCGAAGGACTTGGACAACCACTAGTTGGGCCTGAGACTAGCTTGTCAACATTACTAGCTAGAGAAGTTGTGACAATTACTGACTACAATATCCAAGTTTACAATAATCAAGCAATACTATTGCATCATGCTGAGAGCTCATTACCAAGAGAGCCTAGTTTAGATATTCCAGTACGCCAAGGTACACCGATTGAGTGGCAAGAAGTATTTAATCGCTATCCTGGAAAGTATATTGCTGGCTCTAGCACACTATTCATCACACAGCCTAATGGCGCCGATGTTGTTGGAACTGTGGCAATTAGTTCATTAGATCCTACAATATTATCAGTTGTATGGGACAATGATACATATCCGTCGGATACACTGATTGACTCTGATGGCTTTATGTTTGGAGATGCAGGGTTTGATCAATCTACAGCAAGGGGTACATTTGATGCTATTATAGATCCTACAAAAGTCTATCCAGGACACGGAATGATTAATCCGGTGGCAGGTGATAGGTTCCTCATTGTTGAAGATATTGTACAAAGCACACCGGCATGGGGCCTCTTTGTAGCACACGGAAACGATATTATTGAATATGATGGTGCCGCGTGGCATGTTATATTCAGCGCCGCTCAAGAAACTGATACCTTACTATGGCAAACTAATATATACAAGAGCCAAACAAACTTTAGAATACAATTTGTATGGAATGGCGTACAATGGGCTAAATCGTTTGAAGGCGAATATAAGGTAGGATCATGGAGACTGGAATTGTAAAAGATCGTATAGTTTGTAGCGGAGCATTGTTCTACGCTAAATCTACACGACGATTCCTGTTATTACAAAAAGCTCACGGTAAACACTCTGGTACTTGGGGACTAGTTGGAGGTACTAACCTTCAAGATGAAAACCCATGGCAGGGTTTACAACGTGAAGTTACTGAAGAAATTGGTGCAATGCCAAAAGTATTAAAAACAATTCCAATTGAAACATTTGTTTCTAACGACAAAGTTTTTAACTTCCACACTTACTTATGTGTTATTCAAAACGAATTTGTTCCTGAACTAAGCGATGAACATTGCGGTTGGTCATGGGTTAACATTGACCATGCGCCTAAGCCGTTACATCAAGGTCTACGGAATAGTTTTAGTAATAAAACCATCCGCACAAAACTTCAAACAGTTTTTGACCTTGTTGACCTGATATAAATTAAGCCTGCGCTTCACCCCAACGTACAACAATGTTAGTAGGAATACTACCAGCACCTGACGCACGATAAACGTTAATGGCTAATACGTCTGGGCCGTTTGGATAAGTTCCTCTGCCACCTAGGGTAGTATTAGTCAATTCTTTCAATTCACCCAAGTCCAATGTTTGTGCGCCGCCCGGAGCCGCAATGAACGAGAATACAGTTTCACCAGGTTGTGCATAAGCAGGTAAACCAAATTGGAATGTAATTGTACTTGCAGCCGCAATAGAAGTTACTGAGCTTTGTGTAAAGTTAACACGATAGTATGCAGTTCCACCAAACGAGCTTAGAGCACCGATACTAGCAATCTTTGTACCTGACGAAAATTTAGTCGGGTCAACAATTTCAGTTCCGGTTGTAGCACCGTATCCCGATGTTAGTGATTCCCATGATGCTTGTGTGAAATATAAGAATGACGTGTTTGTTGCAATAACTGCAGGCGTAAATGCTACGCTAGCATTAGCAACAATTGCACTGGATGCCGTTCTGCTTAGTCCTATGACGTAATATGCTGTGAAACTAAATGTCACCGATGTCCCTGCAGGTTGCGCCGCAAGCAATCCACTATTAAATGTTATCGTGAAGTAAGCAGTACCTGCAAATGTTCTTACCGCACTGATTGCTGAAATTGTTGTTCCGCCTACGAATTTTGCAGTGTCATTAACAGTGTTACCCACTACTCGAGTACCAATTGGTAGTGCATTCCAACTTGCTTGTGTAATGTTTAAAGTTGTTGCACCTAATCCTGCGGAGCCGCTAAGAAAGAATGACACCGTATTAAGTGCATTATTGTTTACCACAAAGCCGTTTGAGCCACCGTTAAGGTTAAGAGAACCTGACACGTTAAACTGTACATATGATGTGGTACATGCTGTTACAGCCCAAGTACCGTTGACTTGTGGAACGTTCGGATTACCTGATATAGTAATACTATCGTTAATTTGATAAGGAGCATAAGTTTGTCCCACGTTAAAATATGCAGTAACCTGAATGCTGTTAAATGCTTGAAGATAGTAAGTTTGTAAATTAGTTGTTACTGGATTATGTGGAACTAACGAGTTAGTACTTGTTGTAATGGTATAATAGTTCTGTCCTGCTGCCAGCGCAGGGCCAGCAACAACTGAAACTACTGTTCCTGGTGCAAAGTCTGAGCTAAGAATTGCAGTGCCAACTGCGCCTTGTAACGCATTCCATGAAGCCTGTGTGAAAAATAATTGATTAGATCCAGCAGGTGTCTTAAAGTTTGCACTAGGTGGAATAGTTGCAGTACCTGTAATAACGCCCAGTGTTGTTGCAATTGGATTAGGGTTAGCAGTTACTGAGGAAACAGTAGTACCACTTGGGTATTTTGTTTCGCTTGCCGCAACAGAGAATCCAACTGCCGCTCCCAATGTTTCCCAACTTGCTTTGGTTACATACAACACAGCTGAGCCAATTGCTGATTGAAATAGTGCGCTGTTCGGAACTGACGCAGTACCTGTTAAGGCCGCAGTGGTAGTTGCTGTTGAAGTTGTAACAGTTGCACCGCCTGCCCATGATACAGAACCACCTGGCGCTACTTGTGCAAACGATGGTTGGCCGCCAGCCGAACTACCTGCTAGTCCCGACCAAGAAATTGCGGCTGGGTCAATTGGATAGTTTTGAGGATTCAATACTCCTTCAACCACTAGACCACCTGTGCCCGAGTCAGATGTTACAGCAATGGATTTTAACAATAATTGCGCACGGTTAATAAGTTCTCGTTCGCCTAAGTCACCAATAATAGCGTTAGATACACTTGGTGCTAATCGAATTAAAAACGCAGTTTGTTTTGTAGTTGATACTTGAATACCTGTAGATGCATAGTTAAACAAATATCCTCGATCTTCGTCAAAGCGTCCGTCTGTTAACATTGCACTACCCCAGTGACTAATAATTGGAGTGATAGTATTGCTTACTAGTATTACTCCGGTATTATATTCGTGTACTGATGCAAGTCCTGCTCTGAATGACCGCTGAGCACCGCCGGTAAACAATACCATTGGGCTTGAACGTACACAATTAATTAATGTGTTGCTTGTTTTACCACCAAATTGAATTAGTTCGTTGTCTATATAAACAGTACCTGCTTCATTTGGAAATTGATTTGCATCAATTAATGGTATTGTTGTTTGTGTTGCAGTAATTGATGATTTTAATTTACCAAGAGCACCTTCGTTAATAACTTCATAACGCACTGGCATGTTACCAGTACGCATATACGCTTCTGTATTAGTGTTACTGTTACGAATACGGTGTGCAAACACATAGTTTCCATCAGCACCTCTTAACATGTAATCAATAAATCCAGCACCGTACCATGACCATTGCATACCAATCATCTGCATTTTACTAATGTCTAAATTATATCCGCTTGGTCCAGTACCGTCTAGTCTGTCTAGGTTAAAATTACTTTGTTTAATAATTAAATCTTGTACCAAACATACCTTTGATTGTACCGCGTTAACTGCACCACGATAATCCGGAGTAACAGTCAGTAGTGTTTGGCTTTGAACGCCTGATACAACATGAGTCATGCCTTTAATAACAATACGATCGCCTGCCTTAACTTGGTCACGAAAACGTGTATTAGTACCGGTTAAGGTATTACTATCTCTATTGATAGTTGATATACCGGATAATTGTAATGTACTAGAACGTTTACCAACTGCTAATTCAGTGCCGTCATATTCCCAGAACATACCGTTTTGATCATCAAATGTTCCAGCACGTACTGTAGCCCCATGCCAGCCAACAATTGACATTTGAGCCGCTGTTGTGATTGAACCATACACATTTGCCAATGTGGTATATGCTTGTACTTTAAATTGTCGCTCAGTTACCACATCGCTGATAATGTACTCGCCGTTATATCCAGCAGTATCAACACCAATAATTCTAATTCGGCCACCAACTTGACAACCATGGTCCACGTCATCTGTTGTTACGGTAATATACGCACCAACAGATGTTCCATCTGCGCTAATTGATTGTAAATTATAACTTGGTGCAAACAACGCACCAGTAGTATACATAATACCTTTACCAGATTGGTAACGAATATATTTCTTACTCATACGAATTGCTTGAGCGCCGTGCTGTGGACCGCCCGTGCCTAACTGTACACCGCCGTCGTATGGTCTATGAATAAAATAACTGTCTGGTCTAGCATAAACTAAACCAACTAGTGCAACCCCAGTGTCAATGTTACCAGTTGTCCTTGCTGTATATCTTAGTGTTGTTGTGCTTGGAACTGATTCAACGTAGAATGGACCTTTAGCAAGTGCATGATTAGTTCCTGCGCTTGAAATATCAACTAGTATGTTTGCTCCTGGAACTAATCCGTGTGGACTAGCAAATGCAATCTGTACAGTGGCAATAGCCGACGTTGTAAGTGATGTAGCATCTGGAATAGATGCAGTAGTAGGTTCACTTAATGCAACTGCTGACCAAAACTCAAGTGCTGAACCCGATACCGCAGTACCAGATGCTGTTGATGTAGTAATACTACCGTCTGATACATTTACACCAGTAACAGTTAGTGTAACATTATTGGTAGGGCTTACGCCGCCAAAATTTGCACCGTTTAATTCAATCCTATCGTTTATTTCGTAGCCAGTTCCCGGTAAATTAACCACAACAGATGTATACAATCCGCCTGCGCGAGAGATATCAAATGATGCACCATCACCTGGTGCAATAGCGGTTGCAGTCAATGTTAGAAAGTTATCGTCAACGCTTGATGGTACGCCTGCTGTGTTAAATGCTAATATGCCGCCTCCAAAAGAGCTTGCACTAGTTACTGTAAGTTCTAAATCATTTGCAGGACTCAAGCCGCCTAGCTGAGTTCCTAAAATAGTAATGGTGTCGCCAAACGCATAGGTTAAACCTGGATCAACAATCACTACATCATAAATTCCGCCGCTGGTTTCAATATCAAATATTGCGCCGGATCCTGATGCGCTAGTTGCGTCTTGTATGATAGCCGCGTAAGCTCTTTCACCGCTTATACTAGTTCCCGAAACAACTGAAATAGTATTAATTAATCCGCCAACAAAGTTACAAATACCAGTAACACTGGCAATGCCAAAGATTCCGCCAGTACCCGTAGCAATACCGGTTAGCGTATCAAAGGCATTGATACCATTATTAATATCCACATCAACAACAGTAAATGTTAAGTCGTTATCGGGTGTTGCGCCGCCAAGTTGTGTACCAAGTATTGTAACAGTATCCCCGGGCGTGTAGTCAACACCTTTTGTAGATACGGTTAATGTGTATAATGCTCCAGTTCTAGAAATATTAAATGTTGCAGTGCTACCTAGTCCGGTTGTGCTGTCTTGTGCAATACTTGAATAATTACGAGTCACTGTTGCTACGGTAACAGTTGCATTATTTGCAGGACTTGCTCCACCAAGATTTGTACCTAATAGTGTTATTGTATCGCCCACTGCATAATCCAATCCAGCTGTTGCAATATTAGTTACATCGTATGCACCGCCTGATTCAAGTAGTATATCAAACTCAGCGCCGGTACCTGTACCACTAGTGCCGTTTTGTACTACACCGTTAAATGTATCAAGATTAATTGTTGAAGATATTTTAATAGTTAAATCGTTTGCAGGTGTTGCACCGCCTAAGTCACTACCTAGAATTACTAATCTACTGCCGTCAACATAGTCAAGTCCGGGATCACTAATACTAATATTTGTATAAACTCCACTTACTCGATCAACATCAAACAGTGCGCCAGTACCACCGGGTACAATGTTTGTACCAGTTTTATTAGTGTAAGATTGAGATGCGCCACCACGATTAGCAGTTAGTGGTTGTGTAAAACTAATAGTGTTAGAAGAAATTGTACTTACAAATATTGCAGTACCAGTTCCGTTATCAATGGCCATACCTTCTAGTACGCCAGTTGCATCAACTACTGTGATCGAAGTATCACCGGTTGATACTGGATCACTAATGTTGGCTGTTACTGCAAGGCCACCTGGGCCAACTGTGCCAGTAACTTGCGTGCCAGCATTTATACCAGTACCACTTAATGGGACATTTAGTAGAGGCAGTGTGGCTGCTACTGCAATCTGATCTGAGGTTATTGGTGTAATAAACTTACTAGTGAACGAACTATTAACACCGTTACTGTTCACGCTGATTGTAGGAGTGCCGATTGATGCTCCTGTATAGAACGCACCTTTTCTTAGTTGTGAGTAACTAGTTGCAAGCACTTGCCCATTACTTGTACCTACTTTAGCAGTAGCATAATATGTAAATGTAGCCGGAGTGGGTACGGAAATAATAATAAATGTGCCTTCTGCTCGACTAAATCCGCTAATAGTGTTTGCTAGTGCTCGAATTGTAATAGGCGTTCCTGCGGTAAATCCATGGGGGCCTTGTGTAGTAACTGTGATTAATGAGTTACCAACACCGCCAGTTCCGGTTGAAGCATCAGTAGTTACTGAAACAACAGCAGTGTCAGTACCTGGAATTTCATACACAGAAGGATATCCGCGAGCAACTCCAATCGCCTGCCATTTGGTAGGTTGTAGTCCATACTCAAAGTCAGCGTCAAGCATAGACTGGGGTTGAGCAACACGCATACGTTCAATAGCGTCTGTACCAAAGTCATATGGTCTAGTTTTTTGTTCTTCTGCTTCAACAAATATCTGAATATCATCAGTAGAGGATCCAGTACTAGTATCCGCTTCTAAATCTAAAACAGTAATTGTATCAGTGGTTTGTAAATATGATGGGTAATCTTCATCACGATCACGTCCGTTACTGTTATGGGGTGCATCAAACGTTGCTGTTGCGCCTAACTGTGGGTCGCTAAAATTGTAAATAATTTGATTTGTTTTTGAATTTGTAATTAACAGTATTTTGTCAAGTGTGTAGTACCCTTGAATTTTAAGAGATGTTACTCCGTTTACTATTGCTGGTAATGATGATAATCCGTTGGTAATAACAGTAACAACAATTCCTGCTAGAGTTGTAATTCTTGCATTTGCGCCAGCCTCTCCATTATTTGGTAGTGCTTGTAGTGGTTCTGTAATTTGTAATGGAGTATATGCCGCTTGGCTAAAAATATAGTCGTTTATTAAATCACGAATAAAAGTATGTGTTGCAATTTCAGGTGAGCGATCGCCGTCAACTTGAGGATATTCGCCGTCCCAATAACGACTACTGATCAATCGTGTCTTGACGTTTCCACCGTATTGTAAATCATGCAAGTACCCGTCAATAACATATCCCACATCACGTTCGCATTTATATGAATCGTATGTGTATCCCGGAAAATTATATACTGAATATATTGTAGCCGGTATAGTTGATAATCCACCGTTGATAACATTGCTGATCATTGGCGATAACACAAACGCTCGAGCAACTGCCGCTGTTTCACCAGCATCGCCTGTTGTAACCTGTGTACTGGTAACCGGACTTTGATCAGTTGGAGAGTAAACAATCTTTTGCATTACAAAGCCTTGAATTAAATTCCATAACTTTGTTTGGATTGCTGTTTCAACTTGAGCATTAATAACTTGTATTGTGCCGCTTAGGTAGTACTGGCTTGCAACAAAACTTACTCGTTCATTACCACCGTATCGAATATCGTAAGCTAACGCATCAACAAGATACCCCACATCGCGTTTACATTTTGCAATTTCAGTTGCACCGTATACATATCCAAAAAATACAGATGTGACATTTGCGGTTGCAACTTGCGCAGTTGTCCACGCTGAGATCTCATCTAAAATAAATTGTTTATTAAGTGTTAATAGTCTAACAGCATCCGGATATAAATTATTAGCACTATCAAGAATAATTTGTTGGCTAATCCATGCTCTTGCTTCTTTTTGTATAAAAGATTTGTTAACAGTTAGTAGTGCGTGAGCATTCGGATAGGCGTTACTGCTTTTAGATACGCCTGGTTGAAACACATAATTTGTTATTCTTTTCTTTGCCATTTAATTTTCTCTTATGATAATGCTACTGCAAGTGCGGCTGCTAGTGATTTAATATTCTGTCCGCCAATATAAGTATCACCTGTGATAAAGGTGTCGCCGCCTACATTGAGGTCTTTGGCAACACCTGCACCACCGCTTACAACTATTGATCCTGTTGAGGTTGAGGTTGATTCAGTTGTTGCTGTTGCATAGATGGTGCCGGATACGTCCAATCGAATTGGTGTGACTCCGACCGGACCCACTGTTAATCTGTTGGGTTTATTTGTTGGATCTATTAATAATAGACCGTTGTTAAAGTTTACTGAAGTTAGTGCTGAACTAGTAATACCTAAGACAGTAACGGCTAATATTTTGTTGTTAGCTGAATCTGTTCCGACATCTAGTGATGTTAGCCTGCCAACCGTCTGTAGACTACTACCAGTAATTGTGTTGGCTAAATTTGAGCCAGATATGAATGGAAGGCCGCCAATTAACAAACTACCTAGAGAGTTGATAGAAGACGCCGTTAGATTTCCTACGCCGTCCACGGTAAATCCCGGGCCTCTAAAGCCCGAAGATGACGTTAATTGTTTTTGAATTACTCCCATTATTGATCCATGTTATAAGTATAGCTGTATTTACCTAGTGTAATATACATTATTGTATTCCTAACAGATTAAGACTAGCATTTATCACGTATTAAACAATGTTAATGATATTTCCCATGTTGCTGTGGGCAGTACATATATAATATAGTGTACTAGGAGCATTCATTGGAACTACAAATATTTGTGTGCCAGTTTGACTCCCAGAAACACCAGATGTGTAATCTACACCGCTAGTTGACGAGGTTCTGATTGCAAATGGATGGCTTCCACCTGTAGTATTGACAAAGGTATAAGAAAATCCCCTGTACAAATACAGCACCGGATCGTTAGTATTACCTGTGATTATCCCGGGCCCGCTGAATATATAGTCACTAGATCCGTTAGCTGAGAGTGACCACGATATACTTGAACTAGATGCTGTTGCGTTAATAGTAATTGCCGCACTACCATTATAAGTTGTGCCGCTACTGAATGATACACCGGTGCCGGCAGTTAGGTTGAGTAAACTTCCGCCAAGTGCTACGCCAGATATTGTGCTGTTTGTCAATTGAGTATTGCCAATACCACTCAGTGTTCCGCCTAATGTCAAACTACCTGTGGTGGTTACTGTACCAGTCAGTGTTAGTCCGTTTACTGTGCCAGTACCGCTTACTGAAGTAACAGTACCCCCGCCGGCACCTGCACTAGTGGCGTCGGTGTCATTTATCCAATTTGTACCATTATATTTCAAAACCTGATTTGTTGTGGGGGTAGTGATTACCACATCGGTTAATGAATCTAAATTACCAGCTGACCCGCCTGCTGTAGCATTTATAGTAATAGTATCGGTAGTAGCATCAGTTGTAATAGTTACATTTGTACCTGCAACCAAAGTCAATGTATCTAGGGCACTATCTGCTACTATGCTAGCCTGACCAGCTACTGCAATTGTTTTAAAAATATTTAAATCACTGAAGTTTGACATAGGTTGCCATGCGCCGCTATGAGCAAAATACATTCTGCCGCCATTTTCATGCACATGAGCAACCATACCGTGCCATACAGAAGCACTTACTGCTTGGAGTTCTGCCAGCGTATCAAAATATGCCCGAACATAACTTACGTCACCTGTGGCTGTAACAGTGCCAGTGACGTTTAAGTTAGTGCCACTCCAAGTTAGGCCGGCTCCGGTGTCTTGAACTACTGCACCGGTTGATGCATAATATGCCAATCTATTAGCAGTGCCTGTGCTTACCCCACTGCTAGAACCACCAGTAGTAGCACTAATAGTTATAGTATCTGATCCAGCATTTGTTGTAATTGTAATATTAGGGCCAGCAACTAATGTCAGTATATCTGAGACACTATCTGCTTCAATACTAGACTGCCCTGATACCGCTATTGAACTAAAACTATTGGTAGTACTAATGGCAGCACCACCTACTGTGGTTCCGACCGGTAACACTATGTTGCTACCTGAGGCAGAGATAGTGGCATCGCCTAGCCGTATTGAATTTCCGCTGAGATAAAGGTCTCGCCATCGGAATGTGTTACTGCCCAAATCATATGTTTCGTTAGCAGTTGGCGTCAATGCCGCATTAAGATTTAATTTGTTAGGGGTAATCAGTCCATTAGATATTTGTGATATTCCGATACTGCCGGACAGTTGTAAAAAACTAGTTATACCACCGCTTGTTCCGCCACCGCCTTCTGTGTTACCCCCAGTGCCTGCTTCAAATCCAGGGCCAATTGTAATTGGCATAGCCGGAGTTAATGGGTTTATAGTTTCGCCGTAAAACACCAGCATGGTGATTTTTGCACCAGTAAACAAGGGGTCTGAAGGACTGGCTTTCAGTGAGAAAATACTGTTAGAAACTGATGCTTCGAGAATGATCAGTTCGTCGTCAATGCTGGTTCTTCCGAAAACGTTATAACTTGCCTGGTCTGGTCTAGCTACCACGTTCACATGCATTACTTCTTTTTTATTAGATTGATGCTCAACTGTGATCAAATACGAAGCAGTTGAGAAATCACCCACATGCCAACTATCCAGCACTGTATTAGGAAATACCGGTATCCAGTTGCCTTTGTACGACAGGCCCGGCTTCTTTAAAAATTTTAAAATGCTCTGTGCGCCGATAGTAAAAAATGAAGAAAAGTTGTTCATATTGGTCTCTTTATAGTATATTTATCCGACTCAAAACTCTTGCTTTGCTTTCTAAAATATGCTAAATTATAGTGTAGTATAATTATAGGACGATTTATGACCCAACGAGCCAAAGCATTCTTTATTAACGGCGGAGCCGGACGTGTAGTATGCTCAATCCCAGCATTAGAGAAATATGCTGAAGAAAACGGTAAAGATTTTATCATAGTATGTGAAGGAGGCACTGATTTTTATAAAGGCCATCCAATTTTACACGAACGTGCGTATGATCACTGGCACAAAAACTTGTTTGAAGACAAGTTAATTAACATGGACCTTGTAAGTCCGGAACCATATAGAGTATGGGAATATTTTAATCAAAAATGTTCACTTGCACAAGCATACGATATTGCCATTAACAACAAGGGTATAAGAGCATTGCCGCATCCAAAAATGCGTCTTTCTAACGAAGAGATGTTTACTGGCTTTGGTGTTATTAAAGAAGTAAAAGAAAAGACTAAAAAAGATAAGGTAGTTATTTTTCAACCGTTTGGACGTGGAGTTGTAAGTCAAAACGGTCTTATTTTAGACAGTTCAGCCCGTAGCTTTGAAGGCGGTCATGTTATTAATATTGTAAAGATGTTACAAAGAAAATACTCTGTAATTTTAATGAGTGAGATTGGTATTGACTTTAGCAAGCATGGCTGTAAAGATCCTGTTGCACACCCACAAAACCTCACACTTCGCCAGTGGGCAGGAGTTATTGCCAACGCAGATTACTTCTTAGGTTGTGATTCAGTCGGGCAACATTTAGCATGTGCATTAGATAAGCCTGCCACAGTTGTTGTGGGTTCAACCTTTTCTATAAATGTGTCATATCCAAACTACGAAAAGTTTGATGTATTAGACATGGGCGGCGATATTCGTAAATATAGCCCGATTAGAATTACAATGGACGAAGTTGCTGATCGTGGCAATGACGGTATTATGAGCATGAATGATGCTATAGAAAAAGCCATCGTTGATTCAGTAGATGCTGGCATTAAGAAATTTTCAGCGTCAACTAGTACTGTTCAAGAAATTGCCTCATCTAACTCCGATGCTGGATGCTGTAACTAACATATGAAAAGAGTTTTTGCATTTGGTTGTAGTTATACTAGTTACAGTTGGCCTACTTGGGCCAACTTTCTAGAACTAGAATTTGATGAACTGTATAACTATGGATTATCGGGGATTGGTAATCAGGCTATTGCTGAACGAGTGTCCGAGGCCAACGCCAGGCACCATTTTACCAAAGATGATGTAGTTATTGTTCAATGGTCTAGTCATCTTAGAAATGACTGGTGGCACCAAGAAAGTACGCCTGGTAGAGTAAGAGGTTGGAAAACATACGGAAGTATTTTCAATTATCATAACATAAAGTTATACGATCAAAAATGGATAGATACTTTCTTCTATGAGCCTGCTTATTTTATGCATACCTTAAATTTTATCTCGTTAACACAAGGTTTTTTAAAAGGAATCGGCTGTAAATGGTTTATGACCAGTATTGGTGACGTTAGAGATATGGGCAAGGATCTTCGAGATAAGGACGGATACGGTGAAAAGACTGAACTAGTTACTAATCACAAGCGTGGCGACAATTACAGTGCATGGGACATGTTACCAGATCTTGAAATATACGATAAAATAATATGGCAAGATCATGCTGAACATTGGCTAATGCCGCTAGAATTATATTGTCAGTCATGCCCCGAACATACTTTTAACTTTATAGACTATAACGGAACGCACTACATAGATCTACATCCCAGTACAATACAACACCTAGGATGGATTAAGCAAGAGTTAAAGGAAAAATTAAAAATTTCTGATAGTACATTGCATCTAGCCCAAGAATTAGTAGATAATATTGAACCAATTTATAAAAAATTTATGTTTGATAAAACAGCGTTTGAGTTTGCATTGGGTAGAAAACAAGGATTTCCGGAGTCGTGTAATAAGATTACTTGGCCTGGAATACCATTAGGATTTTAAAGGAATAATATGGAAATTAATTACGAAAATGATGTTTGGATTGCTGGTATTGCTAGAGGGCATAACGGTAGCGTATGCTTGTTAAAAAATGGTAAAATCATTTTTAGCATTGAAGAAGAGCGACTGAGTCGCCATAAGTATGACGGCGGCCCTTTTGCCGCTATGATGAAAATTAAAGAATATACTAACAAGTTAGATTATATTGTGATAGCACATACTCAGACCATAGCAGAAACTGCGCCACGTAATGATTTTACAGGTGACGATGTATATACTGCAATGGCTAGAAAACTTGGTTTAATTAGCCGTAAAGAAGATCCTTACAAACATCCGCAAGTTATTGATTTAAGTGCAGTTCACCACAAATTACATGCGGCGGCTGCGTTTTATCGTTCGGGGTTTGATCAAGCAGTTGCTGTCATTGTAGACGGTGCTGGCACATTCATTTCGTTAAGTGCTAACGGTGACTCGACTATAGGTTGGGAAACTGAAAGTATTTTTGATTGTGCATGGCCCGCTTGGTTTAAAACTGTTTATAAACACATTGGCACAAGAGGACCAATGGCTGGTGTTAAAATTCCAGAGTTTAGTAGTGAAATTTATCAAGAACCCGGTCAAACGCATGAAGCAGTAATTACTGATCGAGCTGGTATTACCAAGATTTACGAAGCTGTTACTAAATGGTGCGGATGGCAACCTATTGAGGCAGGCAAAACTATGGGACTATTCCCGTACGGTAAAAAGAACGATGCAATTCCTCCGTTGTTTGACCATACTAGCATTGTACCGCTATCCAATAGAAACCTTATTATTCCAACGTATCCAAACGGTGCAAGTGTAAACGCTTGCTTGTTTGACTATTTAATTGAAGGTTCTGGTGCAACACCTGATTACTTTGATGATGTTACGTTGCTACAAAACCGTAGAGACATGGCGTATGCTTGCCAAATAGAAACACAGGAACAAGTTGCTAATTTGATCCGCAAAGCAGTTAAAGATACTGGACATAAAAATGTTGTACTAAGCGGTGGCTACGCTTTAAACTGTGTTGCTAACTATTATTATTTGGATGCTTTGAAAGATGAGGGCATTAATCTGTACGTTGAGCCAATATCTAACGATGCAGGCACAGCTATTGGTGCGGCATTAATGTTGTTTAAAAATCTACAACCGCTTACTAAAGTTGACTACACTAAAGAAAGACTATATTTAGGATTTGAATACAACTATAGTAACGATGACATTAACAAACTTGCAAGTCAATATGGTGCTAGTGTTGTAGATGCAACGCATGACGATGTTGTAGAACTGTTATTAAATAAAAATATTGTTACCATGTTCCAAGGGCGCAGTGAAAACGGTCCAAGAGCATTAGGAAATCGCAGTATCTTGTTTAATCCAACATATGAAGACGGTAAGGACTTTGTTAACGAAATTAAACATCGTGAATATTTCCGCCCGTTTGCAGGATCTATCCTGCAAGAATATGTGCATGAATGGTTTGATCTGCGTGGTATGGAAGATAGTCCATATATGATGTATGCTGTCAACTGTCAGCCGGGGATTGAAGAAAAGATTCCAAGTATTATCCACATAGATGGTACTTGCCGTATCCAAACTGTTACACAGAAACAGAATAAACACTACTATGATTTGATCAAAGCATTCCATAGTAAAACAGGTGTTCCTATCTTGTTTAATACTAGTTTTAACCTAGGCGGAGAACCGCTAGTTGAAACATTAGACGATGCGTTATGGACTTTACAAGAATCAGCTATGGAATACTTGTATTTGCCAGAGTACGGTAAACTACTTAAAGTAGCTAACTAACAAAAAAGCACCCTCAGGGTGCTTTTTTTATCTTGCAACTGTAAATGGATCTGTTGGATCGCCTAATGGCTTAGTTGGATCTGCCGGATCAAAGTCTGGATGATAGTTATGTCCGCCAACTCCGCCTGTACCGTCTGGTGTTGTTAGTGCGCTAATTTTCCACGGATGCGTTTCAGGACATGGACTAAATGATAACTCGTGGTTAAAATTTTCTATTGGAGTTAGCACTAGCGGTTTATCAAGCTCAACAATTTTATTAACGTGATCAACACTTACTACTTGTGTGTGATCATCTTCAACGTTAAAAATGTCTTCTACTGGCCACCCTTTAACACCTACATCATAACCCACTTGAATTCCGGTAGTATCTGATACTTTAATAAATGTACTGCCCACTTGATTATAAGGTGCTTGAGCAGTTAAATCAAGATATACATGTTTGTTTGATGCACCGTGTACTTGCGGAATATCACGTAAGTTTTGACGGAAGTCTGCCCAGGCTGTTTTTAAATCATCTGGAAAACCGTCATCTAACTCGTCGCCTGCTTTATCGTCAGTTGTTTCTAATAGTCTATTTCTCCAACCACGTATACCTGCCCAATCCACATGAGGTTTAATCAGCGGATAAGGTTTTAAGTACGACATTGATACTGGATCAAACTCCATTTCAGTAATACTGTGAGTGTGATCAGGTGGAGGATTTTCAGGACGCTTGTATGTCATACCGTCCGGTAGTAATTCTTCATGCTGATTTAAATCTGCATAATCAGGTTTTTCAACATCGGCATGCAGTAATGAACATAGTAATGGCTCACTACTGCAATCAACGCGAACCTTATAGCAATCTATCGGAGTTGGAATGTGCTCACCGTCTTGATCTTCTGTAAAGTATCTACCTGTATATTTGTTAGTTTCTTTATTAATAAGAATCCAAATAGTATCAGGTCCAATAAATTCCCATTCAGCTGTTTTACCTAATGCACGAGTTTGTGCTAGATAATCGTCAGCTAATGTATAAGTAAAAGTTTTTCTAATCAATGCCATGTTATTATCCGTAAGTTACTGAAACTAAACCGCCTGCGCCAATACCGCTATAGCAACAGACATTTGCTGAAGCAATTCCGCCGTTTGCGCCACCACCTGGGAACATTGCGCAAGGCCAGCCTTGCCCGCCGCCCCACTGACACCAGTGTGCGCCAACCATTGGGCCTGATGCTGTTGCAGGAGCCATTGGGCTGTGGGCTTGTCCCCACATTCCGCAGAATTGTGTTTGAATTGCTTCACCGTTAACACCAGGAATATTAATATCTCCACCGTTGGCACATGAACAGCAATAACTTACACGACATTGATAACAAGCGCCGTATTTCCAGCAGTCTGAGCACCCTTGCCCACCACCTGCCGCACAAAAATTACTTAATCCATATCCGTTAACGTAACTTGTAAATCCACCGCAGCCTGCGTTTTCTTGACTGCATCCCGAGGTACTTGCCGCGCAAATTGTATATACACAACCTGCTAGTGTAGCACTACATACTGTTTTTACAGAATATGCACCTGCGCCACCACCGTCACTTTGTTGACAGCAACAGCTCTTGCCACCGGTTCCTCCACCACCCCAAATTTCAAATGTTACATAAGTCTTTCCTGCTGGTACAGTCCACGCTAGACAGCATCCGCCGTTTAGTGCAGATCCAATGCTAGTGTGATAAACTAAAAATTCAGTAGGAAAGTTTGTACTACCACTTGTTGCACTTGTTGTATATTTTAATGCTCTTAAATTTGACATAACTTTTCCCGTTTACTTATATGTGACAACTACTAATCCGCCTGCACCCCATGAACTACAGAAGCACGGACCTTCAAATGCATTTGCAGTACCGCCGCCGCCGCCTGGGAAAGTTGCAAAACAGACCATAAAGTCACCTGGACAGCAACGACAATGATCTTGTGAAATTCTCATTCCGCCACCAATGTATGTTGGCTCAGCCGCAAAGTGATGTGAGTCAAAACTACAGCTGGTATTTCTGTTGCCACCCCATACGCCGCACAGTGAAAAGTCAGCACCGCATGTGGTTCCGCAAATGCAGGTAATACAACTATAGCAACCAGTCCAGCTGGCAAAACATTGTGTATAACCACCCCATCCGCCCGATGCGCACAGGCATAAAGGATATGTTGCGCTCGGGTTACATGCGTATGATGGATAACCTGTCATTCCACAGCAACCGCTCCAACAGCATGAAGATCCGCCTGCACAAATAGTGTATGCTTGGCCTGGGACTACACGAATAGTTTTACGAGCATATGAACCAGATCCACCACCACCTTGTGCTTGCTGACAGCAACATGCGCCACCGCCGGATCCACCACCACCCCATACTTCAAACTTGGCCCACGTTGCGCCACCTGGTACTGTCCATAAACAACAACGTCCGCCATTTGATGGCGAACCGTTGCTTGTGTTCCAAACGTACAACACGTTAAACGGATTTGTAATTGTTAAATTAATGTTGTAGTTAGAATCTGGGTACAGCGTTCTTAAATCTGCCATGTGTTATACCCCTGGTTGAACAGCATCAAGGTCGGGACTTGGTGGAAATGGGATCTTCCAAGGATCAACACCCTCAAACGTAGCTGGTAAGTCTCTAAGATACTGTCTATATTCTGCCCACTTGGCTTTTTTCTCAGGATTAATAGCATTTTTATACTGTAGATCTGAATGATTTAAATTCATATCTCGCCAGCGCATGATTTCTTCCCAAGTAATATGTGGTTTCTTCCAGGGATATGGTTTTACAAATGTTGCAGTTTCAGCATCATATTGTATTTCAGTTAACTCGTATGTATGGTCCGGCGCTTGCGGATCGCTGTGACCATAAGTTAGTCCCAAAGGTAGTTGTTCCACGTATTGTGGCAAATCTACCCCGTAGTCCCATTCGTTATGGCATAATGATGCAATATCAGGATTTACATTGGCATCTACTTTGATTTTAATTTGCCCTTCTGGAGTTGGAACAACATCGCCGTTATCATGTTCAGTGTAATGGAACGAACCTTTGACTTTTCTAGTTTCTGCATCAGCAAAAATCCATAGATATCTTGGGCCTTTGTATGTCCAAGTACCTGTTCTGTTTAGAGAATTGGTTTGATAAAGGTATTGATCCGGAAGATCAAATACAAATGTTTTCTCAATTCTTTCGTTTTCTTTTTTTTGTTCAACTGTCATTTTAAATCCTTTTAACCGTATGTAATTAATACTAGACCGCCTGTGCCAAAGTAACCCCAGCAACATGGGCCGCCACATGCTTGTGCTCCAGCTCCTGGGCCGCCGGGCCATGATTGCACTTGGCTACCCCAGTAGTCACAACCCATCCGTGTCATTTGCATGGCGCATGGGTCAAAGCTTCTTCTAAAATTAGGACCATATTTTAAGGTCATTGGCTGATAGTGCCAGTGTTGATTTACGCAGAAATTACTTTCTTTATCTGGTTCTGATAGTGAACCATAGAATATGTCACCATTGCCTTGACAACCTCTGTTACCGCCACCTTGACCTGATTGGCAAATGCCTGTACATGACAATCCACCCATGTGGTGACATACACCACATCCGCCGTATCCGCCAGGCGCACACATTGTTTGTGTGCCGTTACAGCACAATACAAACGTTGGAAATCCACATTGTCCACAGCATGATTGGGCACAACATCCGGATCCTGCCGCACAAAGAACAAAATATTCAGTAGATGCGCTAACAGTCAATGTTCTCTTAGCATACTGACCAGTTCCGCCGCTACGATATTGTCCTTGGCAGCAACATGCTCCTGGCCCATCTCCGCCTGCACCCCAGCCTTCAAAAGTAGCCCAAGTTGTACCAGATGGAATTTTCCAACAGCAACATCTTCCGCCGTCTTGTACACCAGTACCCTCACGTCCGCCAAACACTGCAAGTTGCAATGGTTTAAACGGAATGTTGGTTACGCTAGTGGTTAATAGTAAATCTCGTAGTATTGACATTATGTTCGCCTATTATCTAATAATAGTCCAACCCAACGCGGCGCTAAACACTAGCATTACGGTTGCATTGTTAATGTTGATTGTTAAGTTTTCTGCTAAGTTCTGTATGTTTGCTGTACCATTACGTGCAACAGTAATATTATTAGTTCCAGCAATGCCTACTGCGTCAGTAATTTGTACCATGTCACCATCAATACAAGTACTAGTTGCAGGTAACGTAATTGTTTGCCCGCCGGCCGTACAAAGAATACGATCGTTTACCAGTGCGGTATATGCTGTACCAGCATTAACCCTAGTTACTGCACCGCCGGTGCCAGTTGTTGTTATATATCTTCCCATTTTGAAAATTCCTTTATCAGTGTATTTATGCAGTTGGTGTTTCAATACCCATAGCTACCGCGGTCACGCTTGAATTGCTTGACCAAACTACGAGGTTAAGACTGGCCTGCATAACCAAACCGGTTCTCTCAAGTACCCCTTTTGGCAGAATTTCAGTATCAAATTCAATATACTCGTCTGCGGCGGGTGTAGTGGTAGTTGATAATGCTATTCTGCATGTTATTGCAGTATTAGTTCTATTACAAATAGACACTGTAACAACTGCAAACGTTGTACCTGGTACTGTATACACCGTGGTATTTGTTGCTGTTGCTAAGTTTGCTGTCCCTAATCTTCCTGTTGCCATATATTTTCTCCGTTATCCTAAAAGTAAGAAATCCATTGCTACTGGCAACCCGTTGATCCCGCCAGTGAAATTCATCGTTGCTGTCACGTTAATTTGAACACCAGTAGTAGTACTAATACTATTACCAGCAATGTATATAACACCAGCTGTTAGTGTATTTACGTTCAATGCGCTAGATCCGCCACCAATTTGGCTACTAATGTATGATTTAATAGCTTTTTGTGTTGGAACTACATTATCGCTGTTGGCCGTAAAATACTGATCTGTCGAGAACGATGTAATTGTTGCACCAGAACCACCTAATGCAACAGAACCCAGTGTTAACGAGTTCAAACCTGCTAAGTTAAACGCATCAGCATTAATACTAGCAACACCGGTTGCTTGCTGAACGCTAAACAATGTACCAACACGGAAGTTACCGTCTTGGTCAGTTGATGTGTAGAATACGCGGCCACCGCCGTTACCAACAGTTTCTTTGTTAGGATCCGGTGACTGTGTTGGAGTATTTGGGTAATTTGTGGTAGTTGTACCACCTGTACCAATACTTAAGAAGTCATGTCCAGTTAATCGAACTTGTGAATACTTGATACGCATTGTTACTATTTCGCCATGTACCGGAGTATTGCTTGCTGTTAGCGCAGGACTCATTTGGAATCTAGCTGTATAAGGAGCACTTCCGCCTGCGGCAATCCAGCCTTGGAAACTATTTCTATCAGTACCCACATACGCATTAGCTGAAACTAACTTGTAGTAGTTGCTGTTGTTATTAAGTACAATATTAGATCCCGGTGTTGGATTACTATTCAATGAATTAACATTTAAGTAATAACCTGTTTGGAAAGAATCTGCATAACCGTTACCGGTTACAGTTGCCAATGCTGTAGCATACTGTAATCCCCTGTTGTTAAACGATGGATTAGCCAGTACACCGTTGCCAGTTCTAACTTGCCATGTACCGCTTGCTGTTTGGTTAGGATCCACTAAAATAATCGTTGGAGTTGATGTGTATCCACTGCCCGGTTCAACAATTCTAATTTCACTAACTAGATTATTAGAAATTTTTGCGCGGCCTTGTGCTCTTGCACCGATATTCATATAATTTGCAACAGTTGATCCGTCTTGGGCAAATACCCAACGACCAACACTGTTTGCATTACCAAATGCTACTGCACTGTAGTTGCCGGTTGCTGTTGTTGCATATGATCTCCACACAACACCGTCATATGAGTACTTAATTCTTGTTTGAATGGGTGATATGCCGACCAAACCGGTTGCAACGAATACACCATGACCGTATCTAACTTTGGATGCCGGTAGTGTTTGTGATCCACCGTATGGCCACTGTAACGGTTGTGCAGACAATATCCATGTAATACCATCTTTAGAGTAGGCAATATTGCCCTGACCTATTCCGCCTGCAACTGCTACAAATCTGTTGTTACCAAACGCTACACTTGACCATTGATCACTTGCTGGTAATGTTCTTGTAACCCACGAAATACCATCTGTACTGGTTGCGGCTTGTGTTCCGCCACTGGCGATTGCTACAAACGTACCGTTACCGTAGGCAATATCAGTCCAGGTAGTGTTTGCAGGTAATGCGCTAGTTGCAAACCATGCAGTTCCGTTGGTTGAATATGCGGCATTTGCGCTGCCTGTAGCAATGGCCATAAACTGGTTACTACCGTAAGTCATTGCAATCCAGTTTGACCCGCTTGGCATTGCGCCACCGCCAGACCATGCTGATGTTGGATCAAGTGAATACCCTGAACTTGTTGTGCCGCTTGCGGCAGCTACCCAACGGCCTGCACCGTAAGCAACTGCGGTCCACGTGCCAACTGCTGGCATAGCGCCGCCTGCTACCCACGTAATACCGTCTGTACTAATCTGTGTAGCAGAACTTGCTGCCGAGGTAATTACATAGTACCCGCCTGCCCCTTGGCCTGAGAATGTAAAGTTTTGAATAGCACCTGCTACGCTAACATTATTAACAACCACAGTGACATTATTAGTAACAGTGCCGCCTAGGTCTGTTCCTAAAATAGTTAATGTATCATTAAGTTTATAACCCGTGCCTGGAAAGTTAGTGGCAACGTTATACGCAGTTCCAGTTCTAGTAACTGTAAATGTTGCTAGTGTTCCAGTACCGCCTGTTGAGGCAACACCAGCTGATCCCGAGCCGTTATATGCAGAGTTTACGTCACCGTATGTGATCACAGGTGCTGTAACACTTGTAATTGTGGTTGCAGTTGCTGATAGTGCTGGACTATCAACCACTACTCTTGGTTCAACACTATATGCGCTAGTCAAGTCTAAGTTAGTAGCAATAGCAGTTCCTGGAATAATATGATCCCAACCTACGGCATGCATGTACAATGGACCGCCACCGCTGGTAGAACTACCAACTGCTACCGGCGTTGTGCCGCCGGAGCTACTTGCAACGCTAAATTGTGTTGCAGTAATAGTTGTCTCAATTACATAATAAATGGTATTAAG